AAGATATTCCACGCTACCGATACAGTACATTTGGAGGGTATCACAGCTAAGGGCTATGACCTCTATGCTATTGAGCATAATTACTGCGAGGAGTACATACAACAGGCTATCGAAGAAGCTCGAACCAATGGGGAATATACCCACGCATACGGCAATATCAATACACACCTTAGCATACAGCAAGCGAGGGCGTTTATTGAGGCAAACAGAAAGGAAAGCAGTGAAGTATTAGAACTGCATAAGAGTAGAAGTTTTTATAAGTAAAATTAAAAAATAATGAAAACAATATTTAAAGTAGGAATGAAGGTCTATGACCAAGTTTTCTTTGGTGATGATACTCTGGAAATAATAGAGGTTAGAGGGGATATGAGCCTACGTGTTCTATATGGAGAAGCTACCTATTGTTATACAGGAGATGGTAGATTTATAGGTGATGATATTATTTCAAATAGATGGAATTGTATTTCACAAATACCTACACTTTCAACTTCCCCTTATACTCTGCAAGGCTTTGAACAAAAAGCACCTATACCAACTTTTGAAGATGCTATCAAATGGCTACGAGAAAACAATAAATATGATGTTTCAATAAGTGAGGATTCAAAAGTAACCTATTTCACAAAAAATGAAAACTACCCTGTATTTGAAGCTATCAGAAAACTCATAATCCTAAGAGACTATTACAATGAAGGCTGGAAACCTGATTGGAAGAGTGATGAATTTAAATACTGTATTCAAGTGTATAAGGGGGATATAGAAACTATGAATTACAATACTATTTATAAGGTAATGTACTTCAAAACTCCAGAAATCAGAGACAAATTCCTTGAAGAACAAAGAGAACTCTTAGAAATCGCAAAACCTTTATTATGATGAGAAAAATAGCAATACGAGCATTAGTATTCATTATTCTATTAGTGTTATTAACATACGGAGTAATGGTGTTATTCAGGAGTGAACTCCCTTACTTATGGATTGTAGGGTTACTTGTAGCAATTCTTATACTGATTGCTTTCCCTTATAACAAGTTTTTCAGTAACTAATTTAAATATTTATATCAATGAAAAAGATGTTTTTTCTTTTCTGTGTTATAGCCTCCTTAGTGGGTTGTAACAGACCAGAACCTAACTATGAAGGGGTTCTAATGACAGAGTACGGACGAAATGGTATCAATTCGTTCAAAATTGTAACAGGGGCGCAAGGTATTTTAGGACCAGGAAGTGAACTTTACCAAGTGCCAATGTGGGAGCAAGCGGGCGACCCTGATATTGTAGAAATCACGGCAAAAGATGCTGGGGTATTTACGGTAGACCCTTCCTACACTTACACACCTATCAGAGGCAAAGGTGCTGAGATTGTGTTTAACTACAAAAACTACCGAATACAAGACCCTGAAACGTTCTTTGATAATGTAGAAGCTAATGTACTTAATAAGCGGGTTACGGACGCTTATCGTGAGGAAGCAAGGAATTACACTACTGACAGCCTTATGAACAATTTAGGTAAGTTTGAATTATCGGTACAAAGCAGATTGAAAGAGGAGTTTAAAACAAAATTCTTTGACCTTACCACACTTACATCGGGGCTTAAACCTCCTGCTTCTATGCTGAAAGCCGTAGAAGATAGGAATAAGGCTATACAAGAGGCTAACAGGGTAAAGAATGAGTTAGAGACCTCAAGGATGCTGTTAGAAAAGGCAAAGATAGACGCTGAAACAAACAAAGTCCAATCGGTAGGGCTTACAAGAGAAATCCTAATGCAACAATATATTGAGATGTTAGGTAAGACCTCTAATAAGGTAATTATCACAGATGGCAGAACGCCAGTAATATTAGGTAATTAGTAAAACCTTTATTATAATGAAGAAAAAAACTCAAATAGCTTATATCTATTGTTCAAAAGAAGGTACTCCTCTCAAATTAGCAGGTAAAGTTGATGATGGTAACCCAGCCACTCTATACAAGTTAGTAAATAGTTGCTTTCGCTCTGAAGGAATAGAAGGAGGAAACATAAGGAATAGTTATGATTTAGCTAACAAACTTGTAATAGAAAAGGAAGCAAATAGTTTGGGTCTAAATTTTAAATTAGAGTTTAAGTATGAATAAAAAAATAAAAAGAACGGAATTAGATAGTTATGAGGTCTATATATTAGGCTTAACTATTTTAGGGGAGAATACAGAAGATGAAGAAAAAATTGATGAAGATTATTTCTATGATGCTTTTGTAAGCGCAGATATTGAAATTGATTTTGGTAGTTTTAAAGAAATCGTTTGTAGGTTATTTCCTTTGATTGATGTAGCTAAATCACCCTTAACAAATAAAATATATAAAGGATTTTCTAAGGACAAAGAAGGATTTAAAGAATGGTTAATTAAAGAGGAAATGTAAGAATGATAAAAGCAAGTGGCGAAATTGGAAGTCGCTCCGTCTGGTTGGCGGGATTAGGATACGTTCGAGTCGTACGTTCGCTTTGGTTTGTGACTAAATGCAGGTTCGAGTCCTGCCTTGCTTTCAAAGACAATAACAATGAAAAAGATACAATTAATAATGATAATAGTATGCTTGTTTTTAGATTTTTTACTAATCATTAGTAAAGACTACATTAGAGCAACTCACGCTATGGTAACAGCAATATTCCTTTCATTAATGCTAAAAGACGATGATTTTCAACGCAAGTAACGAGTTTGATATACAGCGGGCAAAGGAGTGGTTAGGTTACCTTATTGACAAGAAAAAGACCTTTGAAATCACTGAAAAGAAGCCTAAACGCACCTACTCACAGAACAATTACATTCATCTCCTTTTTTCGTGGTTTGCATTAGAATATGGAGAGACCCCAGAATACGTGAAGCAAGAGATATTTAAGAAGTTAGTTAATTATGAAATATTCCTAACTGAATATGTGAATTATAAAACTGGAGAGGTAAGGAAAGCGTGGAGAAGCACAGCTGATTTAAACACAAAGGAAATGACAACCGCTATTGATAATTTCAGAGACTATGCCAGTAAGGAAGCGGGTATATACCTACCAACTCCTGATGATTTAAATTCTCTCAATGAAATAGAAAGACAAGTGAATAATTTACAAGGTAGGTATTATTAAGCAAGTTTTGCCACCTGTTAAGTAAGGATAAAAATAAGTTATAAAACATTGAATATCAAAGTGAAGATATAAATAAGCAAGATTTAAAGTAAAATAAGCAATAAAAAAGAATGAAAATGTTTGTTAGTTTTAAAAATAGTCGTACATTTGCACCAACTCAGACCAAGAGTTTTTATGCAACTTTGTCAGTATTAGCATTTTTTAATGGTAATACTGCAACAACTGATGTTGTTGCTAATGATATAGGCTATCAATTTCCTGCGGTTTGCTATGCTGTAAAGTTTGCAAATACTCTTGGTCGAGTGGAAAGAGATAGCCTCTTTTCTTTTTTAAAACTAACATTCAATTTTTGTTCGCAAATGACCAAGAGTACAAAAATTGCAGTCCTTACGAATAATAGTAACAAGGATTACACGCCTTGCAGTGCGACATCTGCCCAATCTTCATTGTTAGAACTCCTCCCAAAAGTTGCCCATATAGGTATGGAGTTAGAGAACAAAATCTTCAATCTTTCAAACACGAAAGACCTTTTACTTGACAATCTTAACAGCGGATTAGATGAGCTTCCTGATGGAGTGCTTAAGGATAGGTTATACAATATCCTTTGGCAGATACAGACTATTGACGACTGTATCGCTGATTGTATGACTGCTGATGACTTCTACAACTTGGATAACTTCATCTTCTACTCTAAGGAATTATTAACTTCTAAAACTATTTAATTATGTACGAAATAACAAATACAAACTATCAATCTATGAAAGAGTTGATTAAAATCACTGAACAAAACGGCAAACGTGCTGTGTCCGCAAGAGAGTTGCATTTGTTTTTAGAAAGCAAACAAGAATTTGCAAATTGGATTAAAAACAGAATAGATAAATATGGTTTTATTGAAAATCAAGATTATGAGGTTTTTGACAATTTTATCAAAAACCCTAATGGAGGGCGTCCCTTAATAGAATATGCATTGACCATAGATACAGCAAAAGAAATTGCTATGGTAGAGGGGAATGAAAAAGGTAAAACGGCACGTCAATATTTTATTGAGTGTGAAAAGCAACTAAGAGCAAAAGAACAA